GTCGACCACCGTGTACACGATGAACGGCGCGTCGGCATCTTGCTGCGCCAGCTCAGGATAGATGCGGTCGGCACAGATGTCGCCGACGTCGGTGCTGTCTTTCAACAGCTTGTATATCGCTTTGCCTGTTTCCATTACAGCTTGTATTTATCGAATGCCTTGCGGTACTTCATAATCATGAGCCGCTCCATGGCTGGCCGCAAGCGCGCCAGTGCCGGTGCAATCTTGTTGTAGTTCCTGCTGTTGATAGACTTGTTGCGCCCGCCAATGTGCCCGCTCTCTACGATGCCCGCAAACCAACCGTCATTCCTTAACGCGCCTCCTCTGCGTGGTCCAACAAATACGTTGATACGACTGCCGCGACTGTTGCGCACACCAATAGATCTACGCAGTGTGCCGCTTGGTATAGTCATTCTAACCTCGCCTTCGCCTTTCTTCGCTCTGCCTGGTCCCGGTGTGCCTTTGTAAACCTTGAAGTCTTTACCACTGCGCGGCACCTGCGGCTTGACGCGCTTGGCAGCCATGCGGCCTATCTCTTTGTTGCCCTGGCGCAGTTCCTTGGCCATCTCTTTTGGGAAGTCGGCAATACGGCCAACCTGCTTCAACAGCTCATCAAGTCCTTCAACCTTATCTGCCATCTGTCCCCTTCTCTTTGCAGAAGATGCGCAGCCCATCGCGGCGGCCAATCTCCTCAAATCCAAGAATCTCGTATTCGCGAGACTCGAACAAAATCAGGTCGTCCTGTGCAATGCTAAGACCACCGCCAGCGTCAGTGGGATTAGGATGCCGTACAACGAAAGTGACATCGCGTTGTGGGAATATTTGGTATGCTTTCATGCTTTCGCCAGCACTGCCAGCGTACACCACCTCTGCCCACATATCGGTGTCGGTAGTGCTGCCAACAACAGGTTGGCCATAGTCGTCTTGTGTCAGCGTATCAGCGCGGTGCGTAATATACCTGTCTCGTCGGCCTGCGTTCTTCATGGCTGGTAGATCACTCTGAATGGATTAAGCAAAGCCTCCAGGCCGAACTTCAGGCGCGTGGTAATAGTACCAAGAACTTCCTCCTGCCGATTCTCGTACATGTGCGCCACCAACAAGCGAATGGCCTGCAACACTGGGTCGGGCATAGTCGTGTAGCCAGCAGTGAACGTAACCACCACAGGCGTCAAGGCGTACTCGTACACATTCGGGTAGTCGCGAAACGCAATGCGTGCCGGCTTGCTAATCTCGTCAGTAAACCACAAGCCCGCTGCCAACGTATCGAGGTTGGCGTATGTCTTGTCGCTGGTGGTCTGGTACTTGACTTCGCTGATTGCAGTGACAGGCCCAATGGGAATATAGCTGTTGTAGAAGCCTGCGAGGTAGCCGCGTGCCGTATAGCTGCCCAGCTTGATGTTGCAGTGCTCTTCGACCCACGAAATGGCTGCCGAACGCAGCGCACTAATTAATGTGTCTTCCTGCGTGTGCGTCACGCGCATGTGTGCCTTGAGATCGGCCACCGTAATAATTGTGTCCTGGTCTACTGCGGCGCCGGTAATCTCTACTTGCATAGCATAAAAATAGAAAAGGGCGCACGAGGCGCCCCTTTCCATCTTCAGAATGTTTCTGCTTACGCAGCGTTGTCGTGGAACGTGTATGCAGCAGCAGCGTGCAACGCAGAAGCTGCAGCGTAGCGGTGGACGCTAATGCGCACCTGGTGCGACAAGTCCAGCGTGTACGGGTTGACAACGATGTCAAGACCGCCAAAGTAACCGAGCACGGCAGCCTGTGCGAAGTCGGCCATGATCATGGTGCCCTCTGCGGCCACACCGTTGGCAGGCACGAGATCGGTCACGAAGTATGGGTAACCCATGGCCGTGATACCGCCAGCGTTGGTGCGGTCCAGGATGGCGCTAACACTTGACACCAGTGCGTCGTCGGCAATCAAAGCGTGGGCCGTGCCATTCACAACAACTTTGACGTTGCGCAGGTCAACACCAGCGTCAGCCAAAGCGCCCTCAGCAGTCAGCATGCCGGCAGCATCTGGTGCGCCGTCGCTGTCGCCGTCGCCCGTTCCAATGATGGCATCGAACACAGCCTTGTCAATCTGACGGTTGAGCTGCGTCGTCATGTCCTGCGTAATGAGCTGCTCGACAGCTGCGCCACCTTGCAGCATCAGCTGCTCGGTTACGGTGACAAAGGCACCGTAGCGCGTAGGCGTCAGGCTCTTGTTTCCAATGGCCGTTGCAGCGTTAGCCACGTCGGCACCCTCACCAGCACTGGCCACAGTTGCAGCAGTGTTGACAATCGGGATGTTCACGTTTGAGGTCAGGCCCGTGAGCACACGACCACCGAGCTGCTGGAACAACGTGGGGTTGGCAAGGGCAGCCACACCTTGTGCGACCTGCGTACCGACCATGTCTGGGCTGTTATTCAAGGCAGACCCGGCACCGAACTCACCAGCATCACCCAATGCACGCAAGGCAACGTCTGGGATGGACAGTTGACCCTTAATGCTCACACCGCTCATGCGGGCTTCTTTCACGGCCTCCTCGGTGTACTCAGCAGCGACACCGCTCAGGCGCTTGCCCTGGGCGAGGTCACGCACAGCACCAGCCAAGTCGAAGCGCTTGTGCATGTTGCGCAGCTCATGAGCAGCACCGCGGCCAGTCTCACCAGCGAGCACAGCACTCTCAGCAATCTTGGCGTCTTCGCGCTTGACTTTCAGTTGAACGTCAACCTTGCGAATCTCTTTAGCAAGGCGCTCCATTTCGGTCACATCAGTGTCGTTGAGGTCGCGCTCTTCAAGTTCAGCGGCTTTTTTCACGTCTTCACGCTGCTCGACGTATTGCTGGCGAAGTGCCTGCAAATCTTTAATTGGAAGGTCAGTCATTTTCTTTCTGTTCTTGACCACGAGCATAGACGCTTGCAGCCTCGTATGCAGGGTAAGTTACTGCACTCGTGTCGATCAAGCGGCTCACGCGCTCAATAACTCTGACGCCATCTTCGTCAATAGTTTCGTCGCCAATGGTGAAGGCAAAACTGCTTTGTGAAATGTCGCCGCGCTTGATCATGGTGTACAAATCGCGGCCGGCCTGCGTGTCGCTCAACACAGCACGGTAGTACAATCCTTTGTCGTCTTCCTTCAAGGTCATCGTGCCGTTGCTTGTGCGTGCCAATGGCACCCCGTCATGGTTCACCAAGAAGCGCACGTCGTCGTCGAGCACGTCGGCAAATGCACCAGGTGCAATGCGTTCTTTGAAGTGGCCAAGGTCGGTGGTGCTATTGAACACAGCTGCGTAACCTTCGACCACCATGTCTTCACCTGCGGCACGCATCTCGGCGTGGCGGTACTGGACGCCATCGGCATTGGCTTTGCGCTGCTGCTCTTGCACGTCGCCGGCCAAGTATCGGCGAATCTGCTGCATGCGTTCCTTTGGCTCACCGCAAAGCGTGCTGTACATCATACCCAAAGCAACCTGCGTTGTCTTGTTCTGTGGGTTGCTTTCGTTGTGGTTGCGGGCGATGGACCGCAAAGCGCGGCGCACAGCGCCGTTAATGTTTCGTTCGTTCATTTCGTTGACTCTTGCTTGTGCCCAGCGCAGCATACTCTTGCCGCCCCACGCGTCATACATCAAACCGCCGCAGCCCTCAGAGTATGGCACGTCGGCATAATCGGCTGCGCGGCTGAGGTAGCTGTACGTTCGTTTAATAGTTTCGTCGCTTATGTTCTCGCGGCTTGCAATCTGGTTGGCCCTTTGCTTGCCAACCTCAGTCCCGCAACTGCCCCAACCATTTTCGTCTGCCCACTTCAATGCGCGCTTGGCGTTGTTTACCGCTCCTTGTGGGTAGTCATTCCTGGGCATCGCTAGAAATTTTATCAGAGTATGCACCCAGGCGATCCAAGGCAATTTGATTGACCTGCACCGTGTGCGTGTCGCCACCGTCAACTGGGTTTAGTTCTTCCTGTGCCCGCACTTCGTTGATGGACATAACGCCGTTCTGCAGGGCTTGCGTAAAGAACGCAGACCGCGCAGCGAGATCACCCCTGAACAACTCGCTTAGGCTGAACTTAAAGTAGTGCTCCCGCGCTTCTTGAATGGTCAACAGCTTGCTGGCCAACTCCTGCTCGATGCGCTTGGCCCATGGCAACACCGTGTGGCGTGCGAACATTAGGTTCTGCTGCTCGACGTTGTTGTAGGTCGTCTGACTTTCGAGCTGAACCAGGGCAGGCGGCACAGAGAAGATTCGGCAAATCTCTTCGGCCTGGAACTTGCGCGTTTCGATAAATTGCGCCTCTTCAGGTGCAATGGCGATGCGGCTGTATTTAAAGCCAAACGGCAGCAGCTTGGTGCCGGCACTGGTCATGGAGCCGTTCCAAGACTGCTGC